AATACTTTTTGGCTCTGCGCTATCACAAAACGCTAACGTTTGGTCTAAACCTTTTTCTTTTAAGAAGTCGGCTATATCTTGGTTGGTCATACCTTTTTCGTAGCAAAGCTCGTGAACGTACAAACGGTCATTTATTTTGCCTACTTCTAAAATTGCTAACTCGTCATTAGAAAATCCAAAGTCAATACCTAGCACGGTTTCATCAAATTCAGGAAACTCCTTAAACGGTATAAACTGCCAGTTACTAAATATTTGCCTTGCACTAAATACAGCTTTTTGCCCCTCACCATATACACGCCAATAGTCAGGGTCACGCTCACGCATACGCTCTATTTCGTAAACTAACTCCTTGCTTAAAAACTTATTGTCCTTATAGGTGGTAATCCACGTATCGCAATCCTCACGGGGTATAACATCTTCATAAATCCAATGTATTGGGTCAGATGGGTTAAAGTCAATTATTACGTAATCGGTAGTACGCATATTAATTTGGCGAAAATCCTCTAGCGTTAGTTCGTTCGCCTCGTTTAAAAAAGCTATGCTTCTTTTTCTCCCTCTTACCTTTTGGGGTTCATCTAAACTTAAAAACTCTAATAGGTGGTTATTGTACCTAAACGTGTTATTTGACTTATTGTGTTCGCCAAGGTAGTATATACCCGTTTCCTCTAGCACGTTTATTAAATCACGGTAAACAGAAGCCTTTAAAGCTGGTAGGGTTTTACGTATTACGCTTATTGTTAGCGGTTCGCTTTGTGTAGTAAGTAAGTAAGCTATGTATTGACATATAGCGTAGGTTTTACCACTACGTGTACCGCCTTGGTGTACCCTAAAACGTTTATTGCTTTTTAGTACATCGTAAAACTGCCTATTACAATACTGCTCTACTTTTCTTTTTGGTCTGCTGGTTTCCATTCTACTAACGTGCTACTTACACCGCCTTCGTGCATTATTTCTTGGCGTTCAACGTAGCCCCGTTTTTTCCCTTTTGTCTTTAATAAAAATATTGTTGCTGTTGTATTACCCTCGTTTATTTGTTTGTGCAGTTGGCTTTCAGCAAAGTCTAGTACCATATTTTCTAGGGCTTCAACTTGTGCTGCGTATTCCTTGTCCTTTTGTAGCCAGTCGTAATGCGTTTTACGAGTTATACCAACGCTATTAGCTGCGGTTGTAACAACGCCTAGTGATTTTTCTAGGGCTGCTAACATCGCCTTTTTTAGTGTAACATTTTGCTTATTTGCCATAGGTCAAAATTAGGCAAAAAAAAAGGGGCTTTCAAAACCCCTTAAAAATTTACTTTAATTAGTAAGAATTATGTATTCGTTCAGACTGTTCGTCAAGCCATTCGAAGTACAAGTCAATATCATCAAATTCTAGTTCCTCGCAAGTTATAGGGTGAAAGGCAAAAACAACAACATCGTTTTCTTCTGTTCTACCCTCGAATATAGCTATTGAATATCCGCCGTCATAAGCAATATAAACGTAACCACTTCTTGAGTTATAACCAACCTCCATAATATCATCTTGGTAAGTTCCAAATAATTGAGCGTAATCATAAAGGCTTACTAAAGACCTTAACTGGTTTGGGGTAAATTCTTCTACTCTTTTAATGAAATCCATAATAAATTGTTTTTAGTTTTAGTTATTATTTACGTTTTGCGCAAAGTGGGTATAAACGAGTGTAATAGTGTGTACCCTTCTTAATACGCTTTTTATTAGAAAATACAATATCTTCTTCTGCTACTGCATCTATTCTACCATAGTACCCTACTTCTTCTCTGTCAGGTTCAGAAATATTGATTGAGCCAACGTATTTATTGTCAACCATATACTCAACAAAGTAACCGATATTTTTAAAAGCATTTCTCATTTTAGTTGTTTTTAGATACAGCTAAAATAAAAATTTTTTTTTAATTACAAAAATTAAATTCCTACAAATGCTTTTAATGGGTAGAAAATTAATGAATTACGATAACCACCTTCAACCGTTGGTAATATTGGTGTTACCCCGTGTACATTTCGCCAAGCTGGGTAAACTAACATAGAGTTATCTGCTTGTTCAAAAGTTGCTCCGTAATCAGGAACGTTTAAGCTACCTCCTTTTGAATTATTACGTTTGGTAAGTATTACGTTTACCGCTCCTTCAATGTTTCCTGTATCACGATGAAAAGGTGCAGCTATGTTAAAGTTTGAAATACTGGAGGTAAAAAGGTTTCCAAAACGCCATTTTTTTGGCACTTCTTGAAACAATCTTTCTTGTTGTTCGTATATGTTTGGTGCTATTTCTTTTATAATCTTTTCGCTTTCAAGGGCGGTCGCCAACATTACCTTAATAAATGTTGCTGCTTTTTTGTTTTTGTGTACTGATGAAATAGTAGGGTAAGGTCTGCGCATCATTGGTCTTGGTGCTACGGAACCTAAAATCGTAGAGTATTGTTCTACAAGGTTTTCTTCCCCTCGCTTACCATACTTCTCGTAACCGTCCATAACGGCTGCTGAACGAGTCATTAAGGACTTAGGAACGTTGTCGCTACGAAACTCTTTATTTGCTAAAGCCAAAAGGGCAGTTAATTTTTCGCTATACTTTGATAAATTTGAAATATAAAATCCGATTATTTCGCCTTCCGATTCTAATAAACAATCTTCGGTTACCGTAGGTGTTTTGTAATCACATTGGTCGCCTATTTTTACGTTGTGCTGTTTCTGTTCTAATTTTATTGTTTTCATACAACCTTTTTGTTTAGTGACAAAGCATAACCTTTTATGTCAATTTTTGCGTCTATTCTGTTCTTTTTGTTTACCAATTTAGCGTATGGGTGCCAAGACTTTACTATATTTTTTGCCCATTCTATATCTTTTTTGTTTTGATAAAGTTCTTGCAACCCACCTTTATTACTTCCAACGTTAGGGCAAGAAAACCAAAAATGATTGAACCGTAACACACCATTTCCTTTGGTTATTGTTTGTAACTGAAAATCCCTATCTTCTTTTGTGTTATCGTTGTATTTCCAATCGATTTTAGAAACATTCATAAGAACGCAAACCTCTGCGAATTTACGATTTATTGAATATGCGTTTTTTTCATGCCAAGCATGTTGAACATAATTAATCCCTACGAGTTCAAAAGGTAATTTTTCCGCATACTTTAAAACATCGAACCAAATAGAAGCATCTTTTCTTTTAGTTTTACCATCATAAACGCCAAAAGAATCAACGTCATCATCGCTAAAAATTACCCATTCGTAATTATTTTTTTTAGCATAATTCAACATATAATTACGAACAAAAGTTATCCCTTTATTGTTTTCACCAATGTTAATTTTATTTGGAACGTTGTATTTATCAAACTCTTGTGGCTCTAAAAAATGTATCGTTTTTATCCCACAATCTTCAAACAGTTTGTATGTTTTGGTTTGATACCTTCCTTTGCTGGGGATAAAACATATCATAACTTATCTAACACCTCTTTTAAATGCATATAAACTAAACCGCCTATATAAACATCTTTTTTGCGTAACTCTGATATAATTTCTTTTGCTGGTTCGTAATCTTCTGATTCAAACTCAATCTGTATAGCGGTTTTTACATTGCTTTCCATATCCGATACTTTGTCGTCTAGGTCACCTAGGTCGTCAAGTATTGAATAATCAACATCTTCTTCGGGCTGCCATACATCTAAACCCCATTCGCCTAATTGTTGAGCGTTCCAATCGTTTCCTAAAAGCGACCAATCCCACTCACCAAAACTTGCATTGTCTTTGATAATAAATTCACGCTTTTGTTGTTCTGTCCACCCTTGGGCAACGTCAATCCAAACTTCAAAAATACCTGCTGCTTTTGCTGCTTCTAGTCGCATGTTACCCCCCAATACAACCATATCTTCATCAACTACTATTGGTCGCTTTTCTAGCATTTCAGGAAATTCTTTTAAGCTTTTAACTAATTTTTTAAACTTACTATCCTTGATATACCTAGGGTTAGTTTCGTTTGGCTTTAAAGTCGCCACATTTACTTGCTGTTTCATATTTAATCGAATTTTAACTTTTCTATTTTCCACGCATCGCCTAAGGCATTTAGCGCATCTTTTAGGTTTACATTCTTTACTACCCATTCGCCCTTATAATAGGCTTCATAAACTGTACAGTACTCTGCTGGTATATCAACGCTATCGTCAAAAAATTCGTGCGTACAATAAAGCACAATACTTTTCTTTGTACCCCAGTTATCGCATACCCTTTCCAATAACAAGCGTTGCCCTTTTGGTATTCTTGCCCCTTGGCGTTTTACCTCAATTAGTATTAACGCCTCGTTATCAAACTCCAGCACGGCATCTATATCGCTAGGGTGTATTGCTCCGTTCTGCAAACCTGTAAAGTCTAGCCCTTGTTTAGCTTGGTTACTATTTCTTATTAAACTAATCCTGTGGTGTAACATACCAGCCTATTTCTACACCAAATAAAAAGCCGAAAAGCTGAACGGCTCGGTAATCTTCGGGTTCA